TCAGACATCTGGTACCGGTGTTGATGGTCAAACTACACCCCAAGGTAATATTGCTGCTATGGGTACGTATTTGGCTAAAGGACATGGTTTTTCACAGTCATTTGTTGAGCATGGTTATGTCATTGGCGTCGTTTCTGTCCGTGCTGATCTTACTTATCAGCAGGGCCTCCGTCGCCATTGGTCTCGTTCTACTCGTTATGATTATTATTTTCCTGTGTTTGCTACGCTTGGTGAACAAGCTATTCTCAACAAGGAAATTTATGTTACTGGTGGTTCTACTGATTCACAAGTTTTCGGTTATCAGGAGCGTTGGGCTGAGTATCGCTACAACCCTTCTGAGATTACCGGTTTATTCCGTTCTACTGCTGCGGGCACTATTGATCCGTGGCATTATGCACAGAAGTTTACTTCTTTGCCTACTTTGAACTCTACGTTTATTCAAGATACGCCGCCTTTGGCTCGTAACTTGGCTGTCGGCTCTGCCGCTAATGGACAGCAGCTTCTTCTCGATGCTTTTTTCTCTACTACTGCTGCTCGTCCTCTACCTATGTACTCTGTACCTGGTCTTATCGATCATTTTTAAGCTCGTGCGGTTTACACCGCATGAGCCGAAAGGCTATTTATGTTTGATTGGCTTAAAGCTAATATTACTGATCCTATCGCTTCCGTCGCTTCTGGTGTCGCTGGTTTTCTTGGTCAACAAGAAACCAACGCCCAGAACAGGCAGCTTGCTGCCGAAAACACTGCTTTTCAGGAGCGTATGAGCAACACCGCTTATCAACGTCAAGTTAAGGATCTTGAGGCTTCTGGCCTCAATCCTATGCTTGCTTACGTTAAAGGTGGTGGTGCTTCTACACCTTCTGGTACTGTGGCCCAGATGCAGTCTCCAGCTGCAGCAGGTGTTTCTTCTGCTTATCAAGGCGCTTCTACTCGTGAATCTCATGCTAGGACTGCTACTGAACAGAAGCGTCCAGCGCAGGTTACTGCACAGACTCGTGAAACCGAGTCTAAGATTCCCGTTAATGAAGAGCAAGTTAAGAAGATTTCACAGGAGATTAATAATCTTCAGACTGAGAATGAAAAGGCGAAAGCCTTGATTTCTAATATTCGTCAGGAATATCAGAATCTTATTAAGCAAGGCTGGAATCTTACTGATACTGGTAATCATATTCGTAAATCTATTGAATTGATGGGTGACCAGATTAATAATTATCATGCTATTACTAGGAATACTTATGTTCAGGTTGAGATTAACAGGTTAAAAGAGAAGCTTCTTGAGTTTGATGTGAAGGCTGCCTCTGATCTTGGTAATTTTGGTCGAGAGTACCAGCAGGTTAAAGGCCTGTTGGATGTTTTGAAAGCTGTAATTCGTACACGTTAAGGAGTTTTTTATGAAGTTTATTTCTGCTTATGATAATCACGATGCCCACTCTACTGAGACTGGGCTTGAGTGTTTGGATTCGTCTTTAACGCAACAGCAGTTTAAAGAGGAAGCTGATATCAACACTATTGTTGATCGTTTTATGAAGACTGGTCACTTGCCCGACCCAGTCTCTATGCCGCAATATGTTGACTATGAAGGCATTTTTGATTTTCAGTCTGCGATGAATGTTGTTCGCGCTGCTGATGAGAATTTTATGCGTATGGACGCTAAAGTTCGTGCTCGTTTCAACAACTCCCCTCAGGAGTTTTTGGACTTTTTTGCCAATCCGGCAAATGTTGATGAGGCGGTTCGCCTTGGTCTGGCTGTTCCACAAGCCAAGCCAAAGGAGTTCACCTCATCTGATGCTGCACCTGCAGCTGCCACTTAAAGTGGCATTGGTACAGTTCGCTACTTGATGTAACTGTACCTATTGACACCTTTTTTGTTTTCTGTTCTACTGGAGTTCATCATGAAACCTCTCACACGCCACAACGCTAACAAGCACTCTAGTGCTACAAGTTTTAAGCGCAACATCAAGACCACTAAGTTGATCAACATCACTGCTGGTCCTATGCGCGGCGGTATCCGTCTATAAGGCCTTCGTGTGCTCAACGCTTTGGTCACACCCTCAACATGGCCCTATCAAGTGCGGTCAGTGCATAGAGTGTCGTTTAGCTTACTCGAGAGAGTGGGCGATTCGAATCACTCACGAGCAACAGATGCACAAGGTGAGCAACAGATGCACAAGGTGTCTTGTATGCTGAACCTCACCTATAACGATGCCTGGTTACCTGAGCATGGTCAACTTTTTAAAGATGACCTTCAACGCTTTTTTAAGCGGTTGCGTAAGGCAGGTCATAAGTTTCGTTATGTTGCTTCTGGTGAGTACGGAGATCAGACTAAACGTCCGCATTTTCACATTGCGTTGTTTGGAGTTGATTTTTCTGATGATCGCCGCCCTTTTGGGCGTGCTGTTGGTGGTGACCGTACCTATACCTCTGATGTGGTTGCTAAGTCTTGGACTAAAGGTAACCATTTGATCGGCACTCTTAATTTTGAGTCTGCTGCATACATTGCCCGCTACATCTTGAAAAAGATTAAGGGCTTGCAACAACCTGAACCTTTGCACATTGATGATGTGACTGGTGAGGTCGTGTTGCCTAATCCGGAATTTATGTTGATGTCGAAAGGCATCGGTCGTTCTTGGTTCCGCGATTATTTTATGAGTGATGTCTATCCTCATGCTTCTGTTATTACCGCTCAAGGTAGCAGAGCACCCGTTCCCCGTTATTACAAATCTTTGTTGAAGGAGTTAGGGTCTGATCTTGCACTGGACATGCAATATCGTTCGTCGGCGCGAGCCGAGTTGGAAGTCGAGCGTTTAGCCTTTGAGAATCTTCCTGTTCGTAAGTTATCTCGCTCTATAGTGAGTTCTTCACGTTCTAGTTTGTCAAAACGTTTTTTATAATTTTTTAAGGTCATATCATGCATTTATTTGTTGTTTGTGTTAAAGATCGCGCAGCTGAAGTCTTTAACCGTCCTTTTTTTGTTCCTCATCGTAATGTTGCCATTCGTGATTTTACTGACGAAGTCAATCGTGCTGCAGCTGATAATCAGCTTAACAAGCACCCTGATGACTTCGATCTTTATCTTTTGGGTGAGTTTAACGATAACACTGGTGAGTTTTCTATTTCCACCCCTCAGGTCCTTGTTCGTGCCAAGGATGTAATGCAGTCTTCTTGACCCTTGCACCCCTTCGGGGGTGCTTTTTTCTTTTGGAGTATTTATGTTTCACAATAAATCGGTTGATGCACACAATTTTGCAATGGTTCCCCGTGCTGACATCCCCCGCTCTCGATTTTCTATGCAGAAAACTCTTAAGACTACTTTTGACAGTGGTCTGATTGTGCCTATCATGTGCGAAGAGGTTTTACCTGGAGACACATTTAATGTTAATGTCACAATGTTCGGTAGGCTTGCTACCCCCATTTTTCCGGTTATGGATAATCTCCATTTGGACTCCTTCTTTTTCTTTGTTCCCAATCGTTTGGTTTGGACGAATTGGGTTAAGTTTATGGGGGAGCAGGATAACCCTGCCGATTCTATTTCTTACACTATCCCTCAACAAGTATCCCCAGTTGGTGGATACGCTATCGGGTCCTTACAGGACTACCTTGGTCTTCCGACAGTTGGTCAAGTCGGTGCTGGTAATACGGTTTCACATTCGGCGTTACCTACCCGTGCCTACAATTTAATTTATAACCAATGGTTCCGTGATGAAAACCTTCAGAATTCCCGAGTGGTTGACAAGGGCGATGGCCCTGACGCCTCCCCCGATACTAACTATGCAATCCTTCGACGTGGCAAGCGTCATGATTATTTCACTGGCTCGCTGCCATGGCCCCAAAAGGGTGGTACCGCGGTAACCCTTCCTTTGGGCACGTCTGCACCTATTAAGATGAATGCTACCAACACCAGCGGTACATTTGCTACTGTTCTTGACAGTAACAATGTTGTCTCTGGTTTGGCTGCTTTACCATCTGTTAATTTGGTTGCTGCTTTAAACACACCTAACACTGGTTTGTTTGCTGATCTTTCTGTCGCCACTGCTGCGACTAT